TGGTGTTGCTAGTTTCTTTGGAGCAGAAACAGATCCGTTTGCACCAATTAGAAATTTTGGAAATACAAGATTAAACACTAGACAAATTATTTCAAATGCTGGTGCAGTAAGTGCATACGCAGTTGCAATTAAAGATTTTCCAGAATCGCCGCAAGCAAGTGTACTAGGTGCATTTAAATCAGGACTTGCTTCTTTACTTGGCGGTGATGCAGATCCAATGGCTCCAATCAAACGTTTTGGAGAGTTACAACTCAATACTGCACAAATCATTGCTAACGCATATGCCGTAAGTGCTTATGCTACTGCTATTAAAGACTTCCCCGAGTCACCACAAGCAAGCGTACTAGGTGCATTTAAAGGTGGACTTGCATCACTATTAGGCGGTGACAAAGATCCAATGGAGCCAATTAAACGATTTGGAGATTTAACACTTAACACAGCTGGTATTACTGCTAACGCTGCTGCTGTTAAAGCGTATGCAGATGCAATCAAAGACTTCCCTGAGTCACCACAAGCAAATGTATTAAGTGCATTTAAAGGTGGACTTGCATCACTACTAGGTGGTGACAAAGATCCAATGGCTCCAATTAAACGATTTGGAGATTTAACACTTAACACAACTGGTATAAAAGCAAATGCAGAAGCAGTAAGTGCTTATGCTACTGCTATTAAAGATTTCCCTGAATCTCCAAGTACTACGCTATTAAATTCATTTAGAACTGGTATTGCATCACTACTAGGTGGCGAAACTGACCCAATGGCGCCTATTAAAACGTTTGGCGATCTAACACTTAACACAGCTGGCATAAAAGCAAATGCAGAAGCAGTAAGTGCATATGCACTTGCTATTAAAGACTTCCCTGAATCTCCTGCAACTACTATACTAACATCACTGCGAACAGGTATTGCATCACTACTGGGTGGTGAAACTGATCCGTTTGCTCCAATGAAACGTTTTGGAGACTTATCTCTAAACACAACAGGTATTACTGCAAACGCAGGTGCTGTTAAGGCATTTGCAGATGCAATGGCTAATATGCCACAAGTTGACAGCACACGCTCAGGCGGCGTACTTGGAGCAATGAAAGATTGGTTTGCCGGTGAAGAAGAAATGCCATGGGACGCAGTATCAAAATTTGGTAGTGCTAAAATAAATGTTGATGGTGTAACTAATAATGCAGCCGCAATTAATGCAATGTCAACTTCTTTAAGCAATTTTGCACTAGAAAAACTTGACAGCGAAGGAATTATCAGTTATACTAATAGTATTAAAGATTTAGTTGCACAATTAAAAGCATTAAATGTTGAATTGAAGAAAGATAATGATGGTTTACTTACAGATAGAGCCAGTGCTGGCGAGCTATTAAACAACATTTCGCTAAGTACTAGTGCAGGAGCAGGCAATACAGGCGAAGTAGCATCGTTACTACAACAACTTATTGAGTTAACTATGCAACAATTAGAATTAGATGAAAAAATTGAGAAAAATACAAAAGATGCACGTGGTAGCAATCTATTAACATCAAATGTTACTATGTATTAAAGAGGAACACAAATGAGTTGGAAAAAATATTTTACACCGGTGCCAACAAGCAATAACCCTACAGGAGCCTATAGCCCTTTTAGTGGAAAATCTAATGGTATTCAAGCAGGTCCAGCTCGCACTAATTATTCAAGCTACTTACCTGATGTGTATGTAGGTTCACCTAATCGTGTTGAGCGTTACGGTCAGTATAACACTATGGATTTAGATTCAGAAGTTAACGCTGCATTAGATATCCTTGCCGAATTTTGCACACAAAAGAACAAACAAAACAATACATCTTTTATAATTGACTTTAAAACAAAAGCAACAAATACTGAAATTACAATTATTCAACAGTATTTGTTACAATGGGCAAAATTACAAGACTTTGATACTAAAATGTTCCGCACAATGCGTAACACCTTTAAGTATGGAGATCAATTCTTTGTAAGAGATCCAGAAACAAAACGTTGGTTTCATGTTGATCCAGCAAATGTGACAAAGATTATTGTAAACGAAAGTGAAGGCAAGCGTCCTGAACAATATGTAATTAAAAACTTTAACTTAAATTTTGTAGAAGGTGTTGCAACTACTCCTTACGAAACTAACGGCAACATTACCGGCGGCGGAGCAAACTATACTACTGGTGGTGTGCGAGGCATGGCAGGCAATCCTAACAACTCGATGAGTGGAAGTCGTTTCCAAAACGACCAAAATGAAATTACTGTAGATGCAGAACATGTTGTACATTTAAGTTTGAGTGAAGGATTAGACAATAACTATCCTTTTGGTAATTCGTTACTTGAAACTATTTTTAAAGTTTACAAGCAGAAAGAACTGCTTGAGGATGCGATTATCATCTATCGTGTCCAACGTGCGCCGGAGCGCAGAGTATTCTACGTTGATGTGGGCAACATGCCAAGTCACTTGGCAATGCAATTTGTAGAACGTGTTAAGACGGAAATCCATCAAAGAAGGATCCCATCGTCAACAGGGGGCGGTCAGAATGTCATAGACTCATCATACAATCCTCTATCAATCAACGAAGACTACTTCTTCCCGCAGACCGCAGAAGGTAGAGGCTCTAAAGTTGAAACGCTTCCAGGTGGCACTAACTTAGGAGAAATTGATGACCTTAGATACTTTACTAATAAGTTGGTACGCGGATTACGTATCCCAAGTTCGTACCTACCTACTGGAGCAGATGATTCAGCAGCACAATATAATGATGGACGTGTGGGAACAGCATATATCCAGGAGTTACGCTTTAATACCTATTGTGAACGTCTGCAAAACTTAGTAGTTGAAGAATTTGATCAAGAGTTTAAGCGTTATTTGCTTGAAAAAGGAATCAACATTGATACAAATATGTTTGATTTAAAATTCCAACCACCGCAAAACTTTGCAGCATATCGTCAAAGTGAAATTGACAACGCTCGTGTTCCTACATTTACACAGATGAGTGCTATACCTTATATTTCAAATCGTTTTGCACTCAAACGTTTCTTAGGACTTACCGAAGAAGAACTAGCACAAAACGAACGATTATGGCGTGAGGAAAATGATGAAGAATTACAATCTAGTGCAGCATCTTCTGATGCAGAACTTAGAGATGCAGGAATTAGTTCAGCAAGCATAGGATCTGATCTAGATAACATTGAAGATGAAGCACCAGACACAACACCTTCAGAAGATGGTGGATCAGATGCAGGTCCAGAGTCTGCTACAGATGCAGACATAGGAACTTCTGCAGGAAATACAGAACAAACTTTATAAATACAATATGATATTACGAGAACTATTTTATTTTGATCAAGAAACAGTTGAGCCTGTAGAAGATAAAAGCTACGAGGCAGATATCGACGACTCACCTATGCAAAAGAATGACACTCGTAAAACTAGATTGTCGTTACGTCAAATCAACAGAATCCGCAAAGCTTCGGAGATACATACAGAAGAAAAAGATAAAGAATTAACCTTTATTAGACAAATGTATGGAATGGCTGCTCAAGCAGCAGCTCAAGAAGGCGGATTATAATGTGCATCACAAAACAGCGTTTGTAATCGGCAACGGAATAAGTCGCCGAGAAATTAATTTACTTGATATAAAAGACAAAGGTATTACTTTTGGTTGTAATGCTTTGTACAGAGAATTCTCACCTGACTACTTAATTGCAGTTGATGTTAAGATGATTGTTGAAATAAACAAATCTAGATATCAGTATGGCAACGAAGTATGGACAAACCCTAATAGAGCATACGAAAAGTTTACAGGATTTAATTACTTTAATCCTGCAAAGGGATGGAGTAGTGGACCAACAGCATTATTCTTAGCCTGTGAACAAAAGAAATATAATAAAATTTATATTTTAGGATTTGATTACATAGGTGTAAACAACACGCTTGTTAATAACATGTATGCAGACACTCCTAATTATAAGAAAAGCACAGACAAAGCAACTTATTACAACAACTGGTTGAAACAAACTGTTGCTGTAATTGACAGTAATAAAGACATAGAATTTATCAGAGTTATGGATGATGAATTTTCTTTTGTACCAAAAGAGCTAACTAAGTTAAATAATTTAAAGCATATTACAGTAGAAAAATTTAAAGAAATTTACACTTTAGACTAAATTTTAATTTTTTTAGTCATTTTGAGCCTATTTTCGCCGGTTTTTTAACATCTTTGTTAAATATATAATGACAGCCCCACACCTCTCTGGTGTGTATACAATTTATAGGAGTAAAAAATGTCAGATACAACAAAATTTGAGAAGATGCTAGAACTTCTTGTCAACGAAGACAAGGAAGCAGCACAAGAATTATTTCACGAGATTGTAGTAGAAAAATCACGTGATATTTATGAGTCATTACTAGAAGACGAAGCAGACGTAGAAGAAGCAACTGATGAAGAAGTTGAAGAAGCTGCTGACGAAGAAGTAGATGAGTCAGAAGACGACCTAGACGAAGCAACAGATGAAGAAGTAGACGAGTCAGATGACGAAGTTGAAGAAAACTTTGATCTTGATAGCTTTGAAGTAGAAGCAGACGACGACATGGGCCCAATGGACCAGACAGGCGACTTAGCTAACGACTTAGGCATGGACATGGACGACGAAGAAGGCGACGATGACGAAGGTGAAGAAGGCGATGTTGAAGATCGTGTAGAAGACCTAGAAGATGCGCTAGAAGATCTAAAAGCAGAATTTGAAAAAATGATGGCTGGTGACGAAGGCGACGATGATATGGACGACGAAGAACCAGAAGAAGAAGCATTTGCATTTGAAGCAGATGAAGAAGTTGAAGAAGCATCAGACGAAGAAGTAGACGAAGCATCAGACGAAGAAGTTGAAGAGTCAAAAGAACCAAAAAGCGCAGGCGAACAAATGCGTGAGTATGTAGAAAAAGTATCAGCAACAATGGGTGACAACGGTGCAAACACTAAGTCAGCAGTAGCTGGTAAAAATGACATGGGCGGTACTGCAGGCAATATTGCACAAGGCGAAAGTGTTGACGAAAAAGGCACAGGAGCAAGTGCACCTAAAGAAGATTCAGCAGGCAACGTCAATGTACCAGGCGGCAAAGCAGCAAAAGCTGGCAAATCAGAGCCAGGACACGGTGCTGAGAAAAAAGGCAAGCCTGAGCAAGCAGCTGATAAAAAATCAACTATCGGCAGCTAAAAACGTAAGGAAAACTGAATGAAAAACTTACGAGAGCATTTGACATTTGATCAAGCACAAATTGTGCTTGAGAACGCAAACGAAGGCAAAGATCTTTATATGAAAGGTATTTGTATCCAAGGTGACGTTCGCAACGCTAATCAGCGAGTGTATCCTGTAAATGAAATCGGCAGGGCTGTCAAAACTCTCAACGATCAATGCTCGAACGGATTTAGTGTTCTCGGCGAAGTTGATCATCCAGAAGGACTTAATATAAACTTAGACCGTGTAAGCCATATGATTACAGAAATGTGGATGGATGGACCAAACGGTTACGGAAAACTAAAGATCTTACCAACCCCTATGGGACAACTAGTGCGCACTATGCTAGAAAATGGTGTAAAACTTGGTGTTTCATCAAGGGGCTCTGGTAACGTATCAGACGACGGCAATAATGTTGTCTCAGATTTTGAAATAATCACCGTGGACGTTGTGGCACAGCCTAGCGCCCCTGGTGCATATCCTACACCAATATACGAACATTTAATGAATGTTCGCGGCGGGATGAAGGCATACGAATTAGCACAGGCAACTAAACATGATACAAAGGCACAGAAGTATCTTAAGGAATCGTTGATTAACATAATCAACAAACTCCAATAAACTAGGAGAAAGTAATGATAGATGCACTGAAAACACTTTTCGAAAACGATGTTGTTTCAGAAGAGATCAGAGCACAAATTGAAGAAGCTTGGGAAAGCAAAGTTGCTGAAAACCGCCGTGCTGCAACTGCTGATCTTCGCGAAGAATTCGCACAGAAGTATGAGCATGATAAGCAAACAATGGTAGAAGCAATTGATACAATGCTTTCTGAGCGCCTCGAAGCAGAAATTACCGAATTCCAAGAAGACCGTAAGCAATTAGCCGAAGCAAAAGCAAAATTTGCAGTAGCTCAACGTGAAAATGCAGATCTTCTTAAGAATTTTGTTGTAGAACAACTACAAACAGAAATTTCTGAACTACGTGCAGACAAAGTAGCAATGGCTGAAAATTATGCCAAGCTAGAAGAGTTTGTAGTAGACGCTCTATCAAATGAAATTGCAGAATTTTATGAAGATAAAAAAGATTTAGCTGAAACAAAAGTACGTTTAGTACGTGAAGCTAAGACACACTTTGCTAAGGTCAAAAAAGACTTTATCGAAAGAAGTGCTACAGCAGTATCTGAAATGGTCGGTGACCAACTTAAGAGAGAAATGAATGCTCTTAAAGAAGATATTGACACAGCACGTAAAAACGACTTTGGTCGTAAAATATTTGAAGCATTTGCAGCAGAATATGGTACTAGTTATCTAAATGAAAAATCAGAAACTGCTAAACTTCTTAAAGTTCTTGACGCAAAAGACAAGCAACTTGCAGAAGCAAAAGCATTTGCAACAAAAGCAAAAGAACTAGCAGAATCTAAAGCAGCTGAAAAACAGCGTCTTGAAGAATCAGTTGCTAGAGATAAAACTATTAATAGCTTGATTGCTCCTTTATCTAAAGAGCAAAAAGAGATTATGACAGACTTACTGGAATCAGTACAAACTGATCGTTTACAAAAACAATTTGATAAGTACTTACCATCAGTAATTGATGGAAATACTCCAGCAAAGCGTAAGGCAGTAATTACAGAAGGCACAGAGGTTACAGGCAACCGCACAGAAACATTGACACAAACCAAAGCAGACGAAACAGACAACAATGTTGTTGACATTAAACGTCTTGCTGGATTAAATTAAGGAGATAATGATGTCAGAACTATTAGAAAGCCGCTGGCAGGACACCAAAACTGCTC